CCATATTTTTCCCCCGGCGGCAATTTTCAGCAAAAGTTTTACCCCCTGAGGCTTCCCCCGGGGGTTCCTCGCATCAATCTGTGGGCAGCGGCAACCGTCGTAGCGAGGAACCCTCTGGCGAAGCCTTAGTTTTCTTGACATGAACCCGCTGGAAAGGAGTTGAAACTCGTGCCACCTCGCCGACAACCCAAGCCTCTCTCGGAGACAAGTCGGCGTAGAGCCGCTACAACTCCAGAGGCCCGGGAAAGCCAGCTGATCTCCATGGCTGAAAGGCTCGCCGAACAGCAGATGCAGGACGGAACTGCCTCGGCACAGGTGATCACGCACTACCTGAAGCTCGGTTCCACTCGCGAGCGACTCGAACAGCAACGACTAGCCGGTGAAGTCGAACTTCAGAAGGCCAAGATCGAAGCCATGGCTTCGACTCAACGTCTGGAAGAGATGTACACCAAGGCTATGGATGCCTTCCGCGGTTATCAGGGTAGGCCGCCAGAGGAAGACGATGAAGCGTAGATCGTATCGCGAACTCCGCAGGGTCGACACATTCAAAGAGCGTTATCAGTACTGCGCTCTGAGAGGAAGAGTCGGCGAATCGACCTTTGGGTTCAACCGCTGGATGAACCAAGGTTTTTATACGTCTCGCGAATGGCGACAAATCCGCGACGAGATCATTGTCCGAGACGAAGGCTGTGATCTAGGGATGGTCGGGTACGAGATCCACAAGGGTCTCTACATTCATCACCTGAACCCGATCACCCCCGAACAGATAGAGGCTGGAGATGACTGTCTGCTCGATCCGGATAATTTGATCACCGTCGCACTCAACACCCACAACGCCATCCACTACGGAGACGAGAGCTTGCTTCCCCAGCCACTCGTCGAACGCAGACCTGGCGACACGAAACTCTGGTAACGAAAGGATGTGCCGTGGCTGACACCAGCAAGCCGAAGGAAGCCCACGAGGACCACCACGACGAGGCCGATGTCGAGCGGGCTCTCAAGCGCAAGACCCAGGACGGCTCCGGCTTCACCTCCGAGGATGAGCTCCCTGAGAGCGACTTCGAGGGTTTCGCTGAGGAGGACGTCGAAATGTCCGAGGAGGACCCGAAGTGACTGCTGTCACCATCGCCTATGACCGCACGGTCTCCAACCTGATCGATGAGCTGTCGGCCACGGGTCACGTGACCCACCGCAGCTACAAGAAGAAGTCGGTCACCCTGCACCACAACGCCGGTCGACTGAGTCATCAGGGTGTCCTCAACGTCTGGAAGACGCGTCCGGCATCGGCTCACTTCGACGTCGATTCCGCCGGAGCCGTCGCCCAGTACGTCAAGGTCAACGAGTACGCCTGGGCCGCGGGTAACCTCAAGGGTAACCAGGAGTCCATACACATCGAGATGGCCAACTCCAAGCTCTCCCCTTCGTGGGAGGTCGGTGACGTCACGTGGCACAACGCTGCTCGACTCGCGGGCTGGCTCTTCTACAAGGTGATCGGTGCTCGGCCGACCAAGAACAATCTGTTCTACCACAGTCACTGGTCGGCGACCGCCTGCGCGGGTCCGTACATGGACAAGAACTACGACCGTGTTCTCAAGGTCGCTCAGGACGCCTACGACATGTTCAAGAAGGCGTCCTCCTCCTCCCCCTCCTCCTCGGACTCCTCCACCCCCTCCAAGAAGACCGTCGACGAGGTCGCCCGCGAGATCATCTCGGGTAGGGGCGGCTGGGGCAACGGCCCGACGCGGGTCCGTAACCTCATCGCCAGGGGCTACAACGCCAAGCAGGTCCAGGCCCGGGTTGACGAGCTCATGAACCCGAAGCAGGGTCCGAAGTCCATCAAGACCGTGGCCGCTGAGGTCTGGGCCGGTAAGTGGGGGTCCGGCGAGAGTCGAATCAAGGACCTTCGGGAGGCTGGTTACGATCCCGCCCTCGTTCAGGCTGAGGTCAACCGACAGGCCAACGCCCGTCGAGGACGCTGACTCTTCATTCCGTCAAAATGAAAGGAGGTGTCCCACGTGGAACCGCGCATCCTCGTCAGTGTCAAGAAGGTTCTCAACCTACCGGAGGCTGACACGTCGTTCGATGTCGACATCACTATGCACATCAACTCGGCACTGGCGAGACTGAACCAACTCGGGATCGGTCCGGCCGAAGGTTTCATGATCGAGGACGACACGGACACGTGGGACGCCTTCATCGGCGGCGATCCTCGGTGGAGTCAGATACGAACCTACGTCTACATGTCCGTTCGTCTGGTTTTCGACACGCCGAGCACACCCTACGCCCTCGCCTCGATGGAGAAGCAGATCGAGAAGCTGGAATGGCTTCTCAACGTCGAGAGGGAGGGTAGGTCATGGCAACCGCCGGTAGTAAGCGAACTCAGCTAGTAGTCGTAGCTCTTCCTTCTGAGAACGACTATGTCCGGAAGATCTCAAGCGAGAAGGAGCCTCATCTGACGCTCCTCTACCTTGGTGAACCGGACTACGACGCCGACCAGTTCCAGCACATTGTGGAGTATGTCGAGTACGCGTCAACTCTTCTCAACCGATTCACGCTTGAAGTGGAACGTCGAGGAGAACTCGGAGACAAGAATGCTGATGTCGTCTTCTTCTACAAGGACTACATGTCCAAGGCGATCAGGACGTTCCGTGAGCATCTGCTCCAGGACCCGCTCATCTCGGCTGCCTACAACGCTGCGGATCAATTCGAGGGATGGACACCACATCTGACTCTCGGCTATCCCGAGACCCCGGCGAAGAAGCCTCCGAACGACTATGACGCCAGTGTCACTTTCGTCAACTTCGATCGTGTTGCCATATGGGTCGAAGACTCTGTAGGCGCCACGTTTGAACTCAAGCCCTACAGCTACGACATGGAGGTAGCGATGTCTCAGATCAAGTCGCCCAGTGCCGCCATGCGCGAAGCTGGCGAGTTCCTCACACACTACGGCGTCAAGGGTATGAAGTGGGGTGTCCGTAAGTCCGACTCGTCGAGTGGTGGTTCATCAGCAGCCAAACCCCCGTCGGCGGACTACAAGACCGCGGCTTCCGCTCAGCGCAAGATCGACACCGGTGGTACCCACACGCTCAGTAATCAGGAGCTTCAGGGTCTCATCAACCGCATGAACCTGGAACGTCAGTACCACAACATGACGGCTCAGCACGGTTCTGAGATGAATCGTGGACTCGATACGGTCAAGAAAGCTCTCAAGGTCGGCAAGACCGTCGAGGATGTTCGGAAGTTCATGAAGACTCCTACCGGACAGGCTGTCAAGACCGGTCTCAAGGGGGCTTTCGCCGCTGCCGCTGGCTATGCGACCGGCGGAACTTCCGCTGCCGCCGCAGCTGGGGCTAGCGTCGTTATTCGCCGCGCTGCCAACCACTACACGAACGTCGGTAGGTAGAAAGGAGGGTAGCGATGGCTTTGTCGAACACGGACGTCCCGTATTACTACGGGAAGTTTCGTGACGCGGTACTACGAGGCGATATTCCAGTTAACAGGGAAGTCTCGTTGGAGATGAACCGCATCGATGCACTCATCGCCAACCCGAACATCTACTACGATCCCGATCCGGTAGAGGGTTTCGTAAAGTACTGCGAAGCGGAACTGACGCTGACCGACGGAAGCGATCTCCATCTGCTTGACACGTTCAAGCTGTGGGCAGAACAGATTTTCTGCTGGTACTACTTCGTAAATCGAAGCGTATACGAGCCGGGCGAGCGAGGCGGACGTTACGTAGACAAGGTGATCAAGAAACGCCTTACGACGAAGCAGTACTTGATCGTTGCCCGAGGTGCCGCTAAATCGCTGTACGAGTCATGCCTTCAAAGCTATTTTCTGAACATCGACTCGTCAACAACGCATCAGATCACTACGGCCCCAACGATGAAGCAGGCAGACGAGGTCATGTCGCCTGTTCGCACTTCCATCGTCCGGGCACGAGGGCCTCTCTTTGCATTTCTCACGGAGGGGTCGCTTCAGAACACCACTGGTTCCAAGGTTAACCGGGTCAAGCTAGCCGCTACCAAGAAAGGCGTCGAGAACTTCCTCACGGGCTCGATGCTTGAGGTCCGGCCGATGACTATCAACAAGCTCCAAGGCCTTCGGACCAAAGTGGCAACCGTTGACGAGTGGCTTTCCGGTGATCTCCGAGAAGACGTCATCGGAGCCATCGAACAGGGCGCCTCGAAACTGGACGACTATCTCATCGTAGCTGTCAGTTCCGAGGGAACTGTTCGAAACGGCAGCGGTGACACCATCAAGTTGGAGCTCGCCGACATTCTCAAGGGCGAGTATCAGGCCCCCCACGTCTCGATCTGGCATTACAAGCTCGATGACGTTGAAGAGGTCGCCAACCCAGCGATGTGGCAGAAGGCAAACCCGAATCTCGGAAAGACCGTCACGTATGACGTTTACCAACTCGACGTTGAACGAGCCGAGAAGGCCCCCGCCGCCAGGAACGATATTCTGGCGAAACGTTTCGGTCTTCCGATGGAGGGTTACACGTACTTCTTCACTTACGAGGAGACACTGCCCCATCGTTACCGGGAATTCTGGCAGATGCCTTGTGCTTTGGGCGCCGACCTTTCCCAGGGTGACGACTTCTGTGCGTTCACATTCCTCTTTCCACTACCACGCGGCAAGTTCGGAGTAAAGACCAGAAGCTACATCACGTCGCTGACGTTGCTGAAACTTCCAGGCGCCATGCGCCAGAAGTATCAGGAGTTCATCGACGAAGGTAGCCTCCACGTGCTCGAAGGAACGATCCTCGACATGATGGAGGTCTACGATGACCTGGATTCCTTTATCCAGGAGTGTAACTATGACGTGCGCGCATTTGGTTTCGACCCCTACAACGCTAAGGAGTTTGTAGCCCGCTGGGAAGCGGAGAACGGGCCTCACGGCATCGAGAAAGTTATTCAGGGGGCGCGAACAGAGTCTGTCCCGCTTGGGGAACTAAAGGCTCTGAGTGGCGAACGGTTGCTCATATTTGATCAAGCGTTGATGTCCTTTGCCATGGGTAACGCGATCACCATGGAAGACACCAATGGAAACCGGAAACTTCTGAAGAAGCGACAAGAAGCGAAGATCGACAATGTCGCTGCCCTGATGGACGCCTTCGTGGCGTACAAGCTCCACAAGGAGGAGTTCGAGTGACACAAAGAAGTCCTTCGCCGGGCGAGCTTGCCCACTACGGCGTCAAGGGCATGAAGTGGGGCGTCCGACGCGCCGAGAACAAGGCGGCCGACGCCAAGTTCCATGAGGGTTATTCCAAGAACGATCGAATCGCTGACACTCTTCGTTACCCCGCTGGTTCTGTCAAGCGAATCAACCGGCGGATGCACAAGGGCGCCACGCTCAGGGAAGCCCGGAAGAAGGAGGGTCAGCGTACCCTCATGAAGGCCGCCGCGATCGTAGCCCTCTACAACTCTCCTCGGGCGATCGGTGCGACTCTCAACGCCGTAGATAAGTATGGCGGTCAGCTGGCGTCCACCGTTGCTCAGAAGGCACAGACCAATCGAGGTAGGGCTACGGCTGCCGCCACGATGGGTCTGCCTCGTCACGCCACCACGGGCCCCACCTACGCCAAGAAGAGCAAGGGTAAGAACCCCGCCTACAAGATCACCACGATCTAAGGGGAGTCGATGTCCGAGCTTATTCACTACGGCGTCAAGGGCATGAAGTGGGGTGTCCGTAAGGCTCGACCTGAAGGCGTTTCCAGGAAGACCGACCGTATGGCTCGGAAGGACGCCAAGGAATTCGCCAGGGCCAAGCAGTTCTACGGTGAGGGCGCCGGTACCCGACGTAAGCTCATCAAGGCTCGGGTCGAGGGGATCAGCAAGAAGAACCCCGGCTACAAAAAGGCCTTCGAGGCTCACCTCGCGAAGCAAGACACGTCCAAGCACGCCGCCAAGGCCAAGGCCGAACGCAAGCGCAAGAACGTCGTGAATAGCACTCGAAAGGGAATCCGAGGGACGAGTCATATCCTCCGGGGGAACTCTCAATACGCATCCGCGGCAACCGCAATCGTGGTCGGTGGGGCGCTTTACGCCCACAAGGCGGGGATCGACAAGACCATCGCCAATGCCGCCAAGACCACATATAAGAAGGCCAAGGACCCGAAGGGCCACCAGGCTGCCCGTAACCTTCTCCGAGACATGGGCATCGGTTAGGTTCGAGCCATATTTCAGAGAGGAGGTGACACATGGCAGGCTTGTTCTCTCGGGTGAAGGAGGGTATGCGGCATAGCTGGAATGCCTTCAAGGACGAGAACTATTTGGCCTCGCTCCGCGTCTACGGTAACT